AATATGGAATAACAAACCTTTGATATGGAAAAGAAATGACGAATCCGAGACATCCAGTTTATATCGTTTCTAAGGGCCGTTCTGATACAATGATTACATCAAAGTCATTGTCCAGAATGAAAGTACCTCATTATATTGTGATTGAACCACAAGATGAAGAAGCATATGATAAAGCACTAGACAAGTTCAACATTCGTGATTATGTCACATTGATTGTTGCACCATTCAGTAATCATGGTGATGGTCCTGGTCGTGCAAGAAATTTTGCATGGGATCATTCTATCTCTATTGGTGCAGAAAAGCATTGGGTACTTGACGATAACATTTCAGACTTTTATAGATTACATAAGAATCAACGAATTCGTGTAGAGTCTGGCATCATCTTTAAAGCAGCAGAAGATTTCATTGATCGATTCGATAATGTACCCATCTCTGGCTTTCAGTATCGGTTCTTTATTGCGCCCAATCAAAGTTATCCACCCTACGTAAAGAACACACGAATCTATTCCACATTATTGATAGATAATAATTGTAAACATCGTTGGCGTGGTCGTTATAATGAAGATACAGATATCTGTCTGCGTGTTTTGAAAGACGGTGACTGCACGATTCAGTTCAATGCATTCTTGCAAGGTAAAGCAGCAACACAAACTGTTAAGGGCGGTAATACCGAAGAGTTCTATCACAAAGAAGGTATTGAAAAGAATATCTGGATTGATGGTGTGAATGCTGAAGGTACAAGAAACAAATCTGAGATGCTGGTAAGAATGCATCCAGATGTTGCACGAATGGTCTGGCGATACAAACGATGGCATCATTATGTTGACTATTCACCATTCAAGAAGAATGAATTGCGTTACAAAAATGACATCGTTTTACCAAAAGAGCCTAACGAATATGGTATGAAACTTGTAACGAATTTCAAAGCTTGACAATCCATTTATCTCCGATTATACTAGATGTATAGTGATGATTGGAGGTAAAGATGTCAACTTTACAAGATGTTGTTGATGAAAATGAAATTGGTTATCAATATGCTATTCTTGATATCAAAAATGCAATAAGCAATTACGGCATAGATATAGTTCTGGAAGCAATTGATTCTTATGTAAATGATAACGTCAATTTAGACTTGACAAACATTTATATCCCTGATACTATTACATTTCAATAGTAAACGAGGTTTCAAATGAACAACATTCAAAATCAAAAGTCCGGTCTTGCCAAACTGATGGCAACCGAGAATCTTACTGTTCAACATGCCAAAACTTATACGGCATCATTTGATCCCAAAAATCGTATTCTAACATGTCCTATCTGGACAGAAATGTCTGGCGATCTTTATGACTTGCTAATGGGTCATGAAGTTGGTCACGCTATCGATACACCTGCCGATGGTTGGCATGGTGCTGTTCATGACCGCGGTCGTAGTTACAAGGGCTTTCTCAATGTGGTTGAAGATGCACGAATTGAGAAACGCCAAAAACGCCGTTATCCTGGTCTACGTAAATCTTTTATCAACGGCTTCGGTGAACTAATGAACCGTGACTTCTTTGGTCTAAAGGGTCGTGATATCAATTCAATGTCATTCATTGACCGACTGAACTTGTACACAAAGTCCAGTTACACAATGGACATCCAGTTCAATGACATTGAACAAGATTTTGTTGAACGTGTTCAGGCTTGTGAATCTTTTGAAGAAGCCTTGAAATTGACGGATGAAATTTGGGACTATTCAAAAGAGGAACAACAACAAACTGAAATGCCTCAAGATGATTTTGGCTATGAGTTTGATGAAGATGGTGAAGAATCTGAAACAGGTTTTGGCGACGGTGATGCCGAGACTGATGGTAAAGGTAAGCAAAAAGCAAAAACAAAAGCACGTGGTGAAGATGGCGATCAAGAATCCGACGATTCATCTGACGGTGATGGTGAAGATGATGAAGATGGTGAAGGTACAAAATCCGCAAAGTCTGACGGTGAATCTGAAGATGATGAGTCTTCCGAAGAATCTGAACAGGGTAATGCTATCAATCGTTATAAAGAATCGAAAAGTCTTTCAGATGGCTTAGATGACTTTGAACCTCGGTGTGAAACTGATGAAAACTTTCGTGCAAACGAAACTAGTCTTATTGCAAAAAATGCACGTGAGTATGTGTATCTCGATATTCCTGCGCCAAATCTGAAAAACATTGTCACGCCAGCAAAGCGTGTTCAGGAACTTTTGACTGAAGATTTTTCCAAACAACGGCAAGATTATCAGCAAGTTGCCAACAATTTGTATGCAGATTTTCGTAAGAAAAATGAACGTTATATCTCTCTTCTGGCAAAAGAATTTGAGATGCGTAAGGCTGCACAACGGTTTGCAAAAGCAAAAACTGCATCCACTGGTGATATTGATATCAGCCGCGTGTTCAAATATCAGATTGATGATAATATCTTCAAAAAAATCATGCGTGTTCCTAAGGGTAAGTCGCACGGTTTGGTTCTGTTACTTGATAAGTCTGGTTCAATGTCCGAAAACCTTACCGCATCATTAGAACAAATTCTGATTCTGGCATTGTTCTGCCGTAAAGTAAGCATCCCATTCAGTGCATATGGTTTTGGTAATTCAGAGAGTGTCCGACACATGGATTTTCCTTCAGATCCATCGTTTGATGAATATGGTACTGTAATTGCCAAAAGCTATAGCACTGGTTGTTTCTCTGAAAAAGAAGGTGACTTGCAACTTTCTAGTGTGTATCTGCGTGAGATGATTAATTCGAAAATGAGTAATTCTGAATTTTCGAATGCCGTGAAAAATATTCTGTGCATCATGGATGCGTTTCAATACAGATATTCATATGGTAAATTCTTTCAACGTCCTAAGAGTGAAAGTTTATCAAACACACCATTGACTGAGGCTTTGATTGCTTCTCAGCCAGTCATCAAAGAATTTCGCAAATTGAACAATCTTGATATTGTCAATCTGTGTGTGGTTCACGATGGCGATGCTGATACAACAACTAGCTATCATAATAATGGCACAAGAAATTATTATCGTGTTGGTTATCAGAATGTTTTTCTGTGCGACAAAAAAGAAAAACTGCAATTTGAATTGTCTGATGATGAAAACGGTGCCAGAATTGCGGTATCAAAGTGGTTGACTAAAACCACTGGTGCTAAAATAATTGGTTTCTATCTTGCACCAGATTCACAAGTTAGAAATGTTATTCGCCGTCGGTTTGTGAATGATGAAGTTCTTGCTGCCGATGATAGTAACAAAAAATATACTTGGGAATGGAAGTGTGCTACTAATGAAGTTTATAGCAAGTATGCAAAAATCTTCCGTAAAAATAAGTATCTTGAATCCAAAAATGATGGCTACGAATCATTTTTCATCATTGCTGGTGGTAATGATTTGAATGTTGGTGATGATACTTTTGATGCACCTGATAAAGTTACCGCAACTAGTCTGTCAAAAGCATTTGGTAAGTTTACCAAAAATCGTCAAGTGAATCGGGTTCTGGTTTCACGATTCATTGGTATGATTGCTGCTTGACAAAGTGTGGAACTTTCTTTATAATGTAGTTTCTACTGTGATGAGGAGTTTATATTATGGCAAGTCGTTCTGCTAAACGCCAGGTTTTTATTGATGCACTTATTGCAACTGGCAAATCTGAAGTTACAAAAGTTGATGTTGTTGCAATTGCTGAAAAGCTAAGTATTCCCATTCCTCAGTGGTTCGTGAATGATGAATCTAACAAAGTAAAGCGTGGTGTGTATCGTGTTCCTGCTGCATCCAACGCGGCACCGGCTGCTTCCGTGGCTATCAATATGGCTGCACAAGTGATTCCACTTGCAAAGCCTGAACCAGCCGCTGGTAATCGTATTGCAAATGTGACAACTGATCTAGAAGTTACTGATTTGATACCAACTCAGTATTCAAACTATGTACCTTTTGGCAACTTTGCTGATGTGTTGTCAATTGTACAATCAAATATGTTCTTCCCTGTTTTCGTTACGGGTCATTCTGGTAACGGTAAAACAATGTCAATTGAGCAAGCTTGCGCCAAAGCAAAACGTAAATTCGTTTGCGTATCAATGACACCAGAAACCGATGAAGGCGATCTTCTTGGTAACTATGTTCTGATCAACGGTCAGATGGAATGGCGTGATGGTCCTGTTACCGTTGCAGCCCGCCAGGGTGCTGTATTGTGTATTGATGAGATTGATTACGGCGCACAAAATCTGTCCTGCCTTCAGCGTGTCCTTGAGGGTAAGCCGTTTCTTCTGAAAAAGAAAAACGAAATTGTTGCTCCTGCTCCTGGCTTTACTGTGTTTGCTACTGCTAACACAAAGGGTAAGGGTTCTGAAGATGGTCGCTATATGTTTACCAACGTATTGAACGAGGCGTTTCTTGAGCGTTTTCCTAATACGATGGAACAAGAATGGCCTCCTGCGAAAGTTGAACAGAAAATCATTGAAAAAGAATTGAAGTCGGTTAATCGTGAAGATGATGACTTCGCCAAAAAGCTTGTGACATGGGCTACAGTGATTCGGAATACTTTCACTGAAGGTGGTTGTGATGAGGTTATCTCGACCCGCCGTCTGGTACATATCGTCAAAACATACGGTATCTACGGTGATAAAATCAAAGCAATTAAGTATTGCTTGAATCGTTTTGATGTTGATACTTCGGTTACTTTCCTTGACTTGTATACCAAAGTTGATGGTGGTGCTGATGTTGATTCTATCAAAACTGCCGAAACACCTACAGCAGAAACAAATACGGAAGAAATTCCTTTCTAAGCTAACATTTACCAGGGAGAGTGTTGACACACTCTCCCTTTTTTTATATACTGACAATATGTAGAGAACAGTCGCCTCTACTATTTTTTCTTTTTGTGCGACTAATTTTTAATGGAGTAAATTGAATGTCTGCTAAACAGAAAATTCTAAACTATCTTTCTAAAGATTCTGGTTACAACACACTCACCGCGGCACAAATTCGTGCCCGTTTCGGCATCACTAATGTCGGCGCCCGCATTGAAGAACTTCGTTCAGAAGGTCACTGCATTTATACCAACAAGAAAACTCTTGATAACGGTAAGACAATTACTTACTACCGTCTTGGTAAGCCTAGCCGCGAAATGGTTGCTGCTGCACATGCTGTTTTCGGCGCGGAAGTTTTTGCCTAAAAAGTAGTGAGTTTTTAAGTAGGGACATATATAATATGTGTCTCTACTTTTTTTTATGGATAAATTATGCAAATACAAGTCAACCTTGAAGAACTAAGAAAAAATAAACTGTTTATTGCAACACCGATGTATGGTGGTATGAATCATGGTTTGTATATGAAATCATGCCTTGATCTACAAACAGTTATGATGAAGTATAATATTGAAGTTAAGTTTTCATTTCTCTTCAACGAATCACTCATCACAAGAGCAAGAAATTATCTAGTAGACGAATTCTTACGCTCTGGATATTCCCACATGATGTTCATTGATTCTGATATCCATTTTGATCCAAATGATATCATTGCACTGATGGCACTTGATAAAGATGTTATCGGTGGTCCTTATCCGAAAAAGTCTATCAATTGGGGTAATATTGCTGATACTGCTCGGCGTCATCCAGATTTGAATCCTCGTGAACTTGAAAATCTTGTTGGCGAATATGTGTTCAATGTTGTGAAGGGTACGCAACAATTTCAAGTATCTGAGCCACTGGAAGTTATGGAGATTGGTACTGGTCACATGATGATTA